TATGTTGTTTTATCTAACATTACATCAAATGAAACAAGCACAAAGAGCAGTTTAGATGTAAATGCAACAATTCAAGTTTCTGTTCATAGTTGGGAGTATAAGTATAATAATTCTAAAAATCTAAATGAGGCAGTTGGTTTAATTTTAAATGCTATTAAACCTGATTCAAATAGTGTATTAGATTTATCAGAATTTGGATTAGAAATGTTAAATTTGACAAAGCAATCAGATTCAACTCAAAACTTGGGTAATTTGAATGGCAGAGTTTATATAAGTAGGATATTAGTTTTTAAACAAGATATTTTTGAAGTTAACAATTAAAAAATAAAAAAATGAGTGAACACAAAGTAAAAGGCGGCACAATGTTGCTTTTCATTGATCCAACTGGAGGATCAACTTATAGCACAGTAGTATGTTTAACATCAGTTGGCAAAAGCGATTCGGTAAATGTTATTGATGCAGCATCAGCTTGCGGACCTGACAAATCTCCGGGTATTCTTGATTTATCTTACACTTTTGAAGGACAGCATTTGCAAGATCCAGCAAGTGGTAAAATTTCAGGTACAGATTTAAGAATCTTACTTCGCAATAAACAAACTATTGGTTGGAAAATTGAACCAGTTGATCCACAAAGTGGTGATGAAATTGAAAGTGGTTTAGGATTTCTTTCTGAATTATCAAGCACTTATGCTTTTGATTCAATTGGTACATTTAGTGGAACTTTACAACCAATTGGAACTCCTGATATTAATACTTATTAATAGTTAAAAATAGCTTATGGCAGAGCATAAAGTTCAGCCATCAACTATGCTATTATTGATTGATCCAAGTGGTGGAACAAGTTATAGTACAGTAGTATGTCTGAAAAGCATAAATAAAAACGATTCAATGGGAGTTATTGATGCTTCCTCTGTATGCGGCAATAAGAAATTTGCTGGTGTATCAGATTTATCGTACAGCTTTGATGGTATATTGCTTCAAGATCCAAATGGTGGTAAGATTTCAGGAACTGAATTAAGAATATTATTACGAGGATTTACAAAGTTTGGATTTAAGATTACTCCATTAAGTCCACAAATAGGTGATGAAATAGAAGAAGGTAAGGGATTTTTTTCCGACTTATCTTCTTCTTATTCATTTGATGATGTAGGTAATTTTAGTGGAACTTTTAGTCCTAAAGGAACTCCAACATTGACTATATTTGGATATGTTGATTCAATAATGACAGAAGATTCAATTGATATTTTAACAGAATCAGGTTTAATTTTAGAAGTAGAATAATATGGGAACAAAAATTAGTGAATTACCTACAGCAGATACATATAATGGTACTGAAGAAATACCTTTAGTTCAAGATGCTACAACAAAAAAAATAATTTCAAGTAGATTATTAACTAAATCAGTTTTTCAAATTGATTTGTCATCTGATAATTATTCAATTTTATCTACTGGAATTTATGAAATTACAAATGGTACTGATTCATTTAATCCATATACAATAAATTTACCAAATCCATCAACATCAAATGGGATGGAATTAATATTTTTTAATTGCGATCAAACATTAAATGCTGATTTTAGTGGTGATTACATACCATTTAAAGAAGGAAGTACAAGCAATGCTGATAAATATAATACAATACCAAATAAAAGGTCTATTTTAGTATTTGCTGTAAATGGATATTGGAGAGCTTGCAATTATAGAGCATCTTAAAAAAAAACAAAAAATATATGAGTTATCTACAAATTAACATTGGAGGAAAAGAAAGAGGATTAAAATTTAATCAATTGGCTATTGAAACAATTGCAAAGTACAATGATGCTGAAACAATATCAGGATTGTTGTATGCAATGATTTATGGTGGATTGAAAGCTAATGCGTATGTAAAAAGGGAAGAGCCTGATTTCACATTTGAACAAGTATGTGATTGGGTTGATGAACTTGAAAACAAGGAAGAAGTTTCTGATAATATTTCAAGATGTGTTATGGAAACACAATCTTGGAAGAACTTAACAAAATCTGCTGAAACAGAAAATGTTGAAGAAGAAAAAAAAGCATAGAAGAGCAATCTTATGATAACCTAAAGTTTGCTCTTGGTAAATTAGGATGGACACCTTATGAGTATTATACATCATTACCCATAGAGTTCTACGCAGCGTGTGAAGGTTATCAAGAGAAATATAAAGAAAATATGCTGCCAATTAGATTTGGTTCATATCGTGTCGCAGAATCAATGGCTGGCACAAAAGCACTTGGAAGTATAGAAAGATTTTGGCCTATTGAAGATAAGCCTAAATCAAATCAACCGCCATTAACTAAAGAGCAAATTGAAGATATTTTTAAACGGCATAATATCAAAGTGAAGTAATGGCAGAAGAAGTAAAAGTTATAATAGGTGCAGATGCCAGTAAATTGGCAAGTGAATTACAATTAGCACAAAATAATTTACGAAAATTTGAAATTGCTTTAAGAAAAGCTACTAATGTTAAGGAGGTTGAGTATTTAACAAGAAATATTGGTTTATTAAAAGAAAAAATAAGCACATTAAATACTTCACAAGGTGGTTTAACAACAAGTTCTGTAAAAGCTGGTCAGGCCTTAAATGATTTATCAAGAATAGCACAAGATGCTCCTTATGGATTTATAGGCATATCTAATAATATAAATCCTTTAATAGAATCATTTCAAAGATTAAGTGCTGAAACTAAAAATAGTGGAGGCCCATTAAAAGCATTAGCTGGTGCATTAACTGGACCGGCTGGACTTGGTTTAGCATTTGGTTTATTTAGTGCTGCCATTTCATTTGCAAGTATTGGTTTATCAAGATGGGTAAAAACATCAGGAGAAGCAAAGCAAAAAACAAAAGATTTTAATGATGAATTAAATAAATCAAAAGAATCTGCAATGGCAACTGGTATTCAGTTGCAATCTTTTGTTGATATTGCTAAAAATACTACACTTCCTTTATCACAAAGAAATGAAGCTTTAAAGCAAGCTAATGATTTGATGGGTAAACACGGAGAGTTATTAACATTAAATAATGTTGGAACTCAACAAATTACTACTCAAACTAAATTATATACTGAAGCATTAATACAGCAAGCAGTTGCTCAAAAATATACAAACAAAATTGCTGAATTAACAATTGCTAAAAATGAAAAATTAATTCAATTACAGCAAGCACAAACTACATTAGCAAAAGAAAAGGCAAAACCAATTCCAATTGGTCAAGGTGCTATTGGTGCTGCTAAATTTATTGAAATATTTACTCAAAGAGTTATTGATGCACAAAAAGAAGTTACTGGTGTTGATAATGAAATAGTTAAGCTTGGATTAGAATTACAAAAATCAACAAATATTGCTACTTCATTTTTTGGACAAATTGGAGAAAAAGCAAAAGATTCTAAAGATAAAAGTAAATCACTTGGTGAATCTATAGACCAAATCATTGCTAAATTCAGAAGAAAATTAACTGCTGAAGAGGCTTTAGGACTTCCTCCAATGGAAGAGATAAAAGCAAAGATTAATGATTATGAGGCAGTAATAAAAAAATTAATTACTGATAAAAAAGTAGGTCCATCAAGCAATATAATTTTAAATTTAAAAGCAGAATTAGGAGAATTAAATGATCAATTATTATTTCAGCAGATTTATGATAGAATGCTGAAAGATAGGAGAGAGATTAAATTAATGAATCCTTTTGTTTTTGAATATACTCCAGAACAACAAGCTATAATTGATAGATACCAACAAAAATTAGCAAACGAATCAAAAAAAGCTGCTTTAAAACAAGCAGAATTAGGTGGTATGGGTTTAGTTATTCCAATTAAACCTAAAATTGATTTTAGTGGAATACAAGGTGCTGTAAATAAATCAAAAATTGATCTTCAGAAAATATTTACTGATTCATTTTCTCAACTTGGTGCAGATTTAGCAACATCAATTGGTGAAGGATTAGGTAATGCAATATCAGGTAAAGACAGTGCTTTGCAAGGTATGCTTGATAATATTTCATTGATTTTAGCAAATGCAATGGTTTCAATTGGTAAACAAATTATTGTATTAGCAACTGGATTAGAAGCTGTATATACTGCATTGATGAGTAACCCAGTTACCGCTTTACTTGCTGGTATTGCATTAGTTGCACTTGGTACTGCTGCAAAAAATCAATTATCAAAAACAAAAGCTTTTGCTACTGGTACATCATTTGCACCCGGAGGAACTGCTTTAGTTGGTGAAAGAGGACCTGAACTTGTTAATTTACCAAGAGGATCAAGAGTTATACCAAATGGCAAAACAAATGCAATGATGCAAGGTGCAATGCAAGCTGTTGAGGTATATGGTACATTAAGAGGTCAAGATATTTATTTTAGTAATAAAAATTACGGAAAAACATACAATAGATTATCATAATGGCAGCATACTACGGAGGAATATATACTTCATATTTTGAATCAATATCATTAAGTGATATTCATCATTATAAATTAGAAATTTATAAGAAAGATTATTATGGTAGTGCTACAAATATTCAATTAGGTGCTAATCCGGTTATCCAAGAATGGCTTGATGATGAACCATTTAAGCCAATAAAAACATCAACTTTAAAAGTTAATATAATTAATGATGGCACAATTTCATTAGAAGATTTTTATTCTAATAATGATAATGAGTTTCAAATTATACTTTACAGAGTTGATTTTGCTGATGAAATACTTTTTAAAGGATTTATTTCATTTGATGATTGTGCTGAAATATTAGTTGATTATGCTCACGAAATACAAATTGTTGCAACTGATGGATTAGCTTATTTAAAGAAAATACCTTTTGATCAAGCTGCAATAATTTTAGGTACTGAATTTACAGATGAAATAAATGTAAATTTAATTGGAAATGTAATTAAAATAAATAATTATTTATATCCTTATTTAAATATAAAAGTAGGTAGTTCTGTGACTGTAGATTCAGGTAATATTTTACTTGATGGAACTTATACTGTATTAGAAGTTGGAACTGCTTTGGAAAATCCTGATGCTGTTCCACCTGATACAAATCCTTATACTTATATAACAGTAAATAAAAATTTTGGTATTGAAAATGATTTAACTATAAATCTAACATATACAATACCATACAACATAAATAAATATTTAAAATTATCAGAAATTTTTAAGCTTTGCCTTAAATCTATTCCTTATGAATTAGATCAATTTAGAGTTGTTTCAAGATTAAGACTTGAAACTGAAACTTCTTTTTTAGGATTGACATATATGCACATTAGTTCTTTTATGAACAATACTGAATATATGGATTGCTATTCAATTATTGAAGAAATATGCAATAGTTTTAGTGCTACATTATTTCAATATAAAGGCAATTGGTATTTTGTTAGATGGGGTGAGTATACTTTATTTAACGATTATACAAGTGGATTAAGATTTTCAACTTGGTATGATTCAAATTTTGAAGCAATTACTCAAACTAATATTGAATCAAACTTTTATATTGATTTAGATAATGCTGAAACTGGTGTAATAAAAAGTTTACTAAGACCATATTCTTATGTAAAAGAAACAATTAATTATGAAGAACCTGAAAATAGATTATACAATGCTGATTTTGGTATAACTCCAGTTATTGTTGCACAATATGGTTATACTAATGATATGTTTTTTGTTTATGAATCAGAAGGATTTACTTCTTATACTCCTAATGCAAACTATTATACAACTAATGCAAATATTGTAGTTAATAAAAATACATATACTGGTGAGGAAAAAGATAGGTATTTATCAATACCTTATCCATTTTACAATGGAGGTTATCACGCTGTAAAATCAAATCCTATAAGTATTAATGTAGGAGATATAATTGAATATACATTTGATATAAAAACTATTTATGATCAAGATGAAGGAGATGTTTATAAAGTATATTTTGATATTGTATTAACAGATGCAACAAATACTTATTATGGAATAGGTAATCAACAAAATATTGCTTTTGGAAGTTCTATTGGAGTATTAAGAGCCGGACAATGGTATCAAACAGATCTTGATTATCAGCATAGAGGTTATGAATATAGAGGAAATGAAAATGTAAATGAATCTGAATGGCAAACAATAACAATAAAATTAGATCCAGCACCAATAAATGGTAATTTAATTATTTGTTTTGCTTCAATAGCAAATGGTGTTGATGGTAATAATGAAACAAGGATTAAAAATATTGATTTAAAAATTGATTCAATTTATAATGGTTCAAGATATGTAAAAGGATTTTATTCAAAAGCAAAATCAGGTTTAAAAAGTGATTTATATCTTGAAAAAGATGTTCTTTTTGGATATTCTGCTGATTCTACTATAAAAAATAATTTTTTTATAAATGGTGATGATCCATCAAATATTACAAAAATAATAAATTGGCAATATTTAAATGCTGGATATAATATTTATAATGAAACAGTATCATCTTTTGATAATGGAAGTGGTAGATTTTATTTAAATGTTTTTGGGCAAAATTATTCAGGAAATCCACCTATTGCTGATTATGTATATCCACCCGGAACAGAATTTGAAATAACAAATAGCGATGGAGGTGTAATAGATGGAACATATACAGTATTAAGCATTAGTCAAACAATAACTAATGATGGTCAAGAATATTTTATTATTTATTTAGATGGAACAGAAATACCAGTAGATTATATTGGAGATGCTACATTAACATTTCCTAATTTAAGAAATTTTTATTTAACTGAATTAGATGTTAGAGAACAGCTTCTTTTAAGATACAATCAAAGGATAAAATTAGATTTAAGTATAGTTAACGCTGATTCTGAATTAGGTCCATTAAACATAGTTCAATATGCAAATACAGATTATCCTGAAGGTGCTATTAATTATATTTTTGGTTCTTTATCAGTAAATTACAGAGAGAATAAAGCTGATGCAACATTATATGGGTTAATTGATGAAAGAGATAATTATACTCAATATAATGATAATTTATTTGTTGAAAATAATGTGATAAAATCAAATAATTAAAAATGGGATTAGTATTAGGAAAAGATGTTATTTTATCAGTTAGGGTTGATGATACTGGTGATTTTAAGCCAATTGGTTGCGCAAGAAGTGTAACACTTGAATTGCAGAAAGAATTTATTGAAATATCAGGTCCTGATAGTGGTGTTTATAGAAGATATATACCATCCGCAATTACTTCTTCAGGCACAATGGAAGGAGTAGTTTTGCTTGGAGGAACAAGCAGTCCTGATGTTCACAATTTGGGGAATATATATCAGAACTTATTGGATCAAAAACTTAATATGAGATTTTATATGCAAGATGAAGGTGCTGACTATTATCTTGAAAAATCTTTAGATGTGTACATAGAGAGCATATCTGAAACTACAAGTTTTGATAATATTACAACTTTTTCAATTAATTTTAAAGGAACCGGACCAATTACTGTTGATTATGGAGAAATTATTTAAGATACTTTTAGTTGCTTTGTTTATTTCATTTACGGCTATCGGTCAGCAATACACTCCAATGACTGCTGCTGGGTATCAAATGAAGCGTATTAAGGCTGATTCAAGCCTACATCTTCCATCTTTTTGTGGTGTACCTACATTATTAAATTCTACAGCAAAACAAGGCGCATTAGCAATTGATACTTGCGGAGGATATTTGTATATGTGGACTAATGCAAATGGATGGGACACAGTTAATGTTAGTGGTGGTGGTAATCAAGATTTTCAATCTGTACTTAATATTGGAAATTTTGCATACAATAAAGACATAAACTTGTATGGCAAAACTTCAGCAAATCAAATTTACTTGTCAGGAATGGATAATAACTATATGCCATTTATGGCTCTTGGAGATTCAATCGGTGGTGGTTTATATTATTACACATATCCACAAGCAACAATTGAGTTTATAAATAATAATAAAACTCAAAAATTAAAACAGCAAGATAATATAAGTGCTGTAGTGTATTTACCTACTCAATCAGAAAATAGTACTGATACTTTAGCAACTCTTAAAAATGTTAGAAATAGTTCATCAA